GCTGCACTTCTGAAAAAATGATACTCAGCTTGACCCTCAACAAGATCAATATTCGTTTCATCTATTTCCCAGTAGTGTAGTCCCCTGTTACCCCACTCTTGAAACATGATATTAAGAGAGCGTCTTGCAGATTTCATCTGATAACCTGTTATGTTATCAAAACCTATTCTTTGAAACGACTCCTCTATGATGTCATCAATTGCAAAAGTTTTGTCGAACGTTGCTGTTCCTGAAGTAGTATTAGGCATTAGCTACTCCTTAATATATTTTCTTAAATTCTGCTATGCAAGTATATGTGTTACCAGAATCAGCTGCACCACGTACAACAAAGTTAACATCACTTTGGTTACTGTTAGATGATTTATCAGCGGGCACTCCACCAAACTCTCTGAAGTCCCAGTAGCCTGAGTCTATTAAAGTTATGATTGGAATATCACCGTCTGAGTCTTCTTCATCTAAACGTGCAAAAGCATCGCCGCCATCGCCGTTAGCGCATGTCCACCACACTTGTTGTAGTGATAGGTGAGCTACAGCGTTACCGTCATCGTCAGCTGTTAACGCTGATACATCACCAAATACAGTTGTGCCACCTGTTCCATCAGATTGTACAACTATCTTGATTGTAACTCTTTTGTCGTTTTGTTGTAGGATCGTTGGTCCTGTTACTGTGTCTGCCATGTTCCCTCCTTAATCAAGAAAGTGTGGGCCCGAAGGCCCACATTAATTATTATTGGTCTGCGAATGCAGGTACGTCTGCACCTTCTTGGTAACCCCAAATATAGTAATTAGTACTATCTTTAGCTAAAATATTAATCTCAAACAAACCAAAGTCTGTAAGAGTTAGCTGTGAGTTAGAGTCTCCATCAGAATAAACAGATACGTTATCTGCATTAGAATCTAAGTGTACGATACCACCGATAAAGAAATTAGTATTTCCTGGTGTTACAATAATTAGGTTCTCTGCTTCTTCTGCAGCGCCTCCATAGATAAGTTTATAACATTGTCCAGCGACAGGTGCTGGTAAAGTTATAGTTCTATTAGAGCCAAGTGCAGGAACTACAAGTGTTCTACCACTGTGTGTTGCAGCATCAAGAGTTTTGTCTTCATCTCCTAGTGCTACAGGTGCGTCACCCATAGTTATAATTTCAGTAATCACTCCAGTAGAGGAGTTTTTACTAACAGTTTTAACTGTGCTTTCGGATCTTACTGGACCCTGAAAAGTTGTATTAGCCATATTGGTCTCCATTCCGTCAACATAGTCTGAGACGTTGTCTACTGCATGAGTCTATGCCGACTATTTAAAAAGTATGCAGTATCTTGAATATAAACTTTTAAGGTGGGGTTTGCAAATAAAAAGGGGCGCCGAAGCGCCCCTAAATTATTATGCTCCTGGTGAGCCAAATACTCCACGCCAGTCAGAGAAGCCGAAGCTGTATCTTTCTCTTGCTTTGTATCTTACGTTACCAGTATCAAAATCACCTTCCATTGCAGTCTTAATGGCTGCTCTTTCGAACATTTTAAGACCGTTAGGAACGTCTGTTTTAATAAAGAATGCGTCTGTATCAGTTAGGAAGTTGTTTACCACGTATCCTTGTGGGATCATTCCTTTAGATGCAATCGCATTTAAATCGTTGTCAGCAGTGCCGACTCTTGCTGGTGATTTCATGATTCTTTCAGCTGTAAATTGTAGCTCAGAAGGAATAATCATTTTTACTCCTCTTGCAGCAATTTTTAAGCCTCTTTCATCAGTGAAAGCAGCAATGTCAATCAAAGCTTGCTCGATTGAAGTTTCAGATAAATCAGCTGATGTGCTCAACTCATTTTTCTGGTCACCTGATTGTGAAGGGTGGTCAGTAGCGAAAAGCTCTTTACCATCTCCACCTGGGAATGAACTACTGAAACCGTTGTTCAATACGTTCGCTCCTTTGATTTGCTTCGTGTTAGCCATAGATCTTGCTAGTGCTTTTGTATAACGAGTTGCAATCGTGTCATATAGGTTATCCTCGATTGCTTCTTCAGTTAGTGCGAAAGCAAGAGCAACTGTCTCGTGTGTGTAACGAGAAGTGAAAGCCTCTTGAGCAGTATCAAAAGTTACTGCAGCGCCTTCAGATTTTACAGCCGCGTTTGCAAATCCAGATAACATTACTTCTTCCTCAAAAGCTCTGTCACTGTTTTCAACGTCGAAAATCTCTAAGTGTTGATTTTCGTAGTTTGCGTACTCAAGTCCAAATAATGCATTTAGACCTGGCTCTAGCTCTTTAGCTAGTTGTTGTCTTGATATAGCCATGATTTAAATCCTCCTGCTATTATTCGTTATGGTTATAAGCATGCTCATTGAAAAACACTACGTAGTTCGTATGAGTCGTGCCTAGTTCGTTATTTTCTGGATCGCCAGTAAAGCCAGTTACTCTTAACTGTCCGTCAGTTGCTGCTAGATCAGACACATCCAACTCAATACCAGAAATACCAGTAGAAGTTGAACCTGAGTGAGTAGCAACAGTGTCAGCAACTTTACCAACGTCTGTTTGTGCAGAGTTTGTAGCCGAATCACCTTGTATCAAGAATCTTTGATACGGGTTGTCGAATACAAAACCTCTAATTTTTCCCTGCGTAATATTCGTTTGAGAATAGAAGTTAGAGAATTTTGGCTTCCCTGTTGATGGGTCGCTGTCAATCAAACATCCATTAAAGACACCAATGTTGTCTACATTTGTTACTGCTTCTTGAACAGCAATAAATCCAGCATTGTTGTCATCGATCTCTACAGGGTCTCCCTGAAAGATTGATGTGCCTTCGTTGTCCGGAATTAGATATTCCGTCATCTGAAAGTCAGAACTACCAACAGTGTTACCGATAGGTCTTAGACCAAAAGGGGCATCTTTATTTGCCATATTTTTGTCCTCCTTAAAGGTTTGTTGTTAGCAGTGGATAGGAATTACTAAATAATTAGTTCTTCTTTGTACCACCAAAAGTTACACGAGTCTGTCGATCTTGATTGATCGGCATACTTGGGTGCTGTTCCTTTAAGACATCGTTTTCTAAAGCTTCATTACGATCAGCAGTTTTCTGATTGAAATATGCCTCACGTTGCTTTGCGAGCTCTTCGGGTATCCTTGCCAGCACAAGGCCACCAACCCCGATCACTCCTGCGTATCGACCTTCTTCTACAGTCGGATAGGTAGTCCCTGGATATTCATCAGCTCTTACTAAATCCCATCCAGATCTTATCTTGCCAGACATGTTCTTTGTATCATCAAAGCCCATGCTTTCTGCGCGTATCCATCTGTGTCTGTAACCGTCTGGCGCAGGCGGTGCATCTAGTGATGATGGAGGAGTCCATACTTTAGGTCTTTCTTCTTTGACCCTCGATTGACTCGCGCGAGAAGTTTTTATTGTTTTATCTTTTTCCATATGCTTATCCCTCCTTCGCGGCTAATTGTTTCGCATACTCTTCGAGTGGCACACCTAATCGTTTAGAAATTGCTACCTGTGACGGTGTGAGTCTCACAGTTTTCTTGCGTCCTTTTCCAGTGGCCGGACGTTTTGCGCTTGCAACAGTCTGAGCTGGTTGCTCAGACGTAGTTGGTTCCACACTATCAAATTTATGTGGGAATTCAAGTCTTATTCTTTTGTCCACTTCAGAATAATAATCATCAGATTGTGGATCAAAGCCCTCTTCTTCAACTAGCTTTTTATGTATGTCAAAAGCAGTGTAAGTCATGGCATTATCCGTACCAAACCAAGGGTTTTTACTAGCCCATGTTTCAGCTTTAGGATCTACCTGTTGAGCTGCTTGAGCGTATGGATCAACAGTTTCTTGTGGAACCACCTTCTCTTTTTGCTCAGCAATTTGAGCTTCTCTTTGCTCTTGAACTTGTTTTATTTGTTTTAGCCTAGCCTCTTCCATAGCCATTTGTGCTATGGCTTTTTGTGCCTCAACTTGTGCCTCAACGTTTTGAGACTCAACAGCTTGCTTATAAGCTAGTTTTGCGGCGTCCATTCCTGTTTGAACTTTTGCCTCTAGCTCTTTCGTATAACTATTGCCTAGAGAATCATATTGACCTCTAACTTTTGCGGCTTGCTCTTTAATTTGTTGAGCGTATTTTATGGCCTCTTCTTTCTGTCTTTCTGCCTCACGCATTTTGTGCGTGAGTTTAGCTATTCGCTTTTGAACACTTTCGCTATAATTTTCTAGTTCTTTTTTTTCTTGTTTTTTATCGTTCGACTCATCTCGAACAGCCAACTGCTCATCAGATTCCTGAGATGCGTTAGCGGGCTGATTATTGTCTTCAACTTGTTCAACATTTATCTCCTCTTCTAGTGATTGTTCTGGTGCTGGTGCATCAAGATCAATTTCTTGTTCTTGTTCGTTAGCTTCGCCAACATCTATTTTTGTTTCGTCCTGCATAGTTCCTCCTCTATGTTACATTGCGTGAAGAATATCTTCAGGGTCATCTATGACCCCAAGGACTTCGTCATCGTTTAATAATCTTATCTCTCCACCATCTATCTGCATGCGTGATCCTGCGTATCTTGCAAAAATCACCCAATTTTTTTCCTTGCACCATGGACCTGTTGGATATTTATCTTTGTCCTTGTAACAAAGATCACCCATCTTCAACACGTATCCAACTTGCGTTGCGACACGTGCACGGTCTAGTGTTTCTTGTGCAATAATAATACCGCCTTGTGTTTTTTCTTTAACAGCAAACGGCATAACTAATAAACGCCAACCTGTTGGGTTTGGCAGTTTTTCTAAATCTGTTTTCTCTGGGTTTTCTTTAGCACGTTCTTTTTTAGAGTGCTCTACTATTTTTTTAACGTCTTCTTCTGCGTTATATTTATCTTCTAATGCGTGTGATGTTGTCGTCATCGTCGTCTGGCTCCTTTGGTTGTAGCAGGTTAGAGAGTTCCTGGTTCATTAAGTCGATCGCATGGATCTTACCTATTATATATTTATATTCGTCCATACTGTCAATCCCCCCGTTTGCTAGGGTTTGGACGAGAGCGTCTAGTTGCTCCTGCATCGTTTTTTTGAATTTGTATATTACGTTTACTGGATCTATAGCTTCTGACATGCTTTTTATCTTTGTCTCCTAGACCTTCCCAAAACTCGTCAAGAGGATTTTTGTCTTTTGACAACTATTTTTTGACCAAACTACCACCGAAATATAATCCAATAATTGCTGACACTAAATTAGTGTCAAGAGGTGTTATAACTATGCCCCTATGTGCCATAGGAACCCACTGCATTACATCTTTCCCCTCAAAGAATAAAAACCCAGGTTTGAACTCTAAGTAACCAACGATTACTTGAGCTTGTGGATCAATCAGTGGCAATATTTTTGGTAGAACAACTATCGCAAATATAGCAGTCAATGCGATAATTCTTCTCGTCCACTGAAAGCCGACGTTTTCATATTCTCTTGCTTCTTTGAATATTTCAGCTTGTTTTTCAGCTCGAGCAAGTAGCATCTTTTGTTCGGCTTGTTTTGCTTTTATGCTTTGTGACCAAATGCTCATGACACCACCAAGCACAGTGGAGCCAAGCATGGTGATCATCTCAAATGGAATACCCACTTAAGACCAGCCTAACTTTTCTTTTATGCTATCTATGATTTGTTTAATTTTTTCTTTTATTTTTTCGATCATTCTTACGTACCCCTGCTTCATTTAAAGCAATCGCTATCGCTTGTCGCCTATTCTTAACCTTTTTCTTAGATTTGCCAATATTTAATTTACCTTTTTTAAACTCTCGCATAACTTTGGCTACTTTTCCACGTTTTCTGTCGGTTGTTTTGCTTAATTGTTGTCTAGAAATAGCCATATTATAAATCAGTTAAGTAACCAAATTCTGATAAAAGATTTTGCATTGGTGCTTTTTTTAAGTAACCAGCGCTAAGTGGATTATCAAATTCTGATATACCTTTTAGACCAAGGTTGTATGCCGCAATAGCCTCGGGCGATACAAAACCCTCATCTAGCGGATCTAGATTAAGTCCAAACTTTCCACTCTCACCTGCCTCTTGAAAACCGGATATTAAATTACCCGCAACTTGTTTACTTAAATCGTAATCACCTATGACATCACCAAAATTTGTCCCCTCTGGTAATCCTGCCTGAGCGTCTATCCCGTATCCTGGAGATTCAAAAGTCCCTTGTTGAATTTGAAAAGGACCAAATGACATTGCTCTTGTAATTGGTGCGCTGACTGCGCCAGCACCTGCAAAAAATTTTGGATCAACCATAAAATCACCTTTTACAAAATTAGGGTTTGTTGGAGTTGAACCACTTTCTATGATACCCATCGCCTCTAGAGCTCGGTCCATGGGTATACCTTTTGTTGTTGGTTTTTGAACTGGTGTTATGAAAGAGGCTTCGATTAGCCTGTCGTCAAACTCTTGTTGCATTTCGTCGGGTAGTATTCCTTGTTCAGCGAAAAAATTAGTCATTGTTTCAAATGGATCTATTACAGGTGTAGTTGTAGTTACTCCCGGATCTATCTCGGGTGTAGTGAAAGTAATCTCTGGTTGTGATAGAATTCTATTTAAATCTTTTTCCATGTCCTCCATAGACACAGGCATGCCTGTGTCATCAAATACAGGTAAATCTTTTGTTAACTCACTCAGTATGGTTTGTTGTGCTGTCGATAGCGGTTGTGTCTCAACAGCGCTTTGGTCCAAAAAGTCTTCAGGTAACCCAAGGCCTCTAGGTGCAAACAAGCTTCTGATGCCAGTGCTTATATTTGGAGCTGCTATGGCATCAGCAAGTCTGTCAACAATATTAATATCACCTTTAACAAGGTCATCATCCGGTGTGAATTTTGGTGATACAAAATCTGTGCCTGCAATAAATTCTTGAGTCAGAGGATTGAACTGTTGAAAAGTTCCTGTGTCTGGGTTTAACGCAAACCCCGTGGTATCCTGTGCTTGAGCCGTTTGTGGTGCAAGAGCTCCTAAAAGAAAATTACCTAAAAACGGAACACCCGTTGCAAGGCTTATTATGCCTCCAGCTATATTTTTTGGAGTTATGGCTTGACCTAAGTTTGCAAATCTTTCTCTAGTCTGCTCTATGTCAGTTCTTGATGGAAAAAAACCTCTAAACCCTGCTCTAGTCGGATCCTCTGCAATTCTCTGTGCGACCCTTTGTCGATTTTGTTGAATTTCAATATTTTTATTTTGAATTACATCTCTTAAATTACCCTCATACTTAGAGGTGTCCATGTCGTATGCGAGATCTTTCGCATCCTGCTGTGTTTTCTGTTTTTGTTTTTTATCGCCTCCACCCGGTCCTAGTGGGCCAAAACCACTTGATTCTCTAAACTCTCCGCTATCTCTAAAAGATTTGACCATTAGTTTGTCTCCTTAACAACCGCTTGCATCTCATCGATACCTTGCTTTGCTAAGGACACGCTGGCTCTTAGTTTAGCGTGTTTGTCGTTTTGATCTAGTTTCTCCTCTGCAATATCTTTGTTTTGCATTAATCTCATCATGTCAAGATTTGCTTTTTGTTGTCCTGCTTCTTCTTTTCTTTGTGCCTCTCTAGCTTTTAAGTCTAAATCTCTGTCTTTTAGTTTCAATACAGGATCATTTTCAACCTGGTTGAGAACTTGTTTCTCAGCTTTTACATAATCTTCAGTAAATTCTGCTATCAATTGTGACTTTCTTGCCTCCATTGACCGTTGTGTTGCCTGTATTTGTCTCTGCATTTGCATAAATTGTGGGTTTTGTAGCACTGCTGGGCCTGCTTGTTGTGCAATTGCTTGCATTTGAAGCTGCATTTGTTGCATCTGCTGCATTTCTTGTGCAAATTCTAGCTGAATTTGCTCTTGTGCCATCAAATTTATGTGTTCCATGCAGTTTTGTTGCAATCTTGCAAGTGCTTTTGGATTATTTCGCACCATTATGGTGCCCATAAACTGAATATGTGCTTTCATGTGAGCTTGATGGTCCTGTCCCGCAAAAGCCTGAAACTTTTTGTTGTTCAAAGCCATAATATTTTCACTTGCTGGGTCCATTGCTGCAATTGGTTTTGGTGGTGGTAGTAAAATGTCTACGTCTTTTACACCAAGTGCTTCATACATGTGTCTGTATGCGTGATAGACGTTGTGTATGTCAGGATTTGACAACGCCATTTGTAATTCTGTTTGTGCGATT